ATTAATTCACTTAAAAAATATAATCCCCCTAGAAAATAGGTTGGAATTGCATTATGTTGGTGAAACATTAGAATTTCTTAATTCACTCAATATTTTAAGTAGTGACTTTTTAGCTCATAACCCTGAAGCACAAAGTAAAACTCATTTCAAAGAAAGATTAAGAGTATGTAATTCTTATTACAAAAAATTTGGAAAACGGTAAAATAGTTCGTATATTCACTAAAAATATTTAATATGGCTTATAAAAGACAATTACAAATAGCCTTAGATCGTATGGATCAAGGTTTATCTCGTGTACATAGTATGGTTAAACGAGGTGAGAATACTAAAGCAATTCATTATATGGAAAATGATTTAAAGGAGTTATATGAAGAACTTCAAAACATTATCAGCATAACGCCTGAAAAAGATCAATCACGAGTAGGATTTATGAGATGATGATAGGAGCAGAACAAATTAAGGTTAATTTTGAAACCTTTAATGGTGTTTTAGAAACAAATTTTGAAGGTGAACGCCTAGAAAAATTAAAAACACTTACGGATTGTCTAAAGGAGCGAATGATGTTTGCTCCTGCATCCACTAAAGATTGGTTTAATAATGCTTTTCCAGGGGGTTATTTAGATCATATTTTGCGTGTAAATAAAATAGCTAACCAATTACATAAATTATATTCATTCCATGAAGCTAATGAATCATATACAGTAGAAGAACTTAATTTTGTATCTCTATTTGGTCAGTTAGGTAAATTAGGAGATTGGGATAGTGAGTATTTTACTAAAAATGATTCTGATTGGCATGTTAAGAATTTAGGTATGGTATATAAATTTAACGAAAATGTACCAGCTATGAAAATTTATGATCGCACCATGTATTTACTACAGGATGCTAGTATTAAAATTTCACATAATGAGTATTTAGCTATCCGCAATCAAGAAGGTTTATTTGACGAAAGTAATAAATTTTATTTTTACAGTGGTCAAAAAGAAACCAAACTTAGAACCCATTTACCTTTACTTCTTCATCAAGCTATTCAAACAGCTCAAGAAATTGAATATCAAATTTGGAATTCCGGAGGTTCGGTTGTACAACAACCGTCTAAACCCGCAAATGCCTCCAAAGCTGATAAAAATTTAAGGAAGGCTAAAGCGATAAACGTAGAAAATAATCCTAATTTCAACGAAAAAACTAAATCAATTATTGATTCATTCTTTACTGACTAATGGAAATACTAATTGGAATATTATTAGCCCTACTAATTGTAGCTGGATTTGCTATCCGAAATCTTACTAAGAAAAACGAAGTTTTAGAAGATTTTATAGCAAAACAAAGCGAAGCCATTGATTCTTGTAACAATAGATTAAAAACTATTGACGATAGGGGTTTATTTGTGGCAGACGATGAAATAGGTTGGTTTTTCACTGAAATTAAGAAGATTCAGGAGGCATTAAACGAATTTCGCCTCCGATAATCTAAATGGCGAAAAAAAGAGGACGTAAAAGTAAAAGACTATATTTTACAGAAGACACAGAACTAGCGATAGTAGAATATTTAGCTAGTGAAGATCAAGCTTTAAGAAATAAAATATATAATGAAAGAATTCATTATTCATTTTATAAATTAGCTGAAAATCTTATACATACTTTTAAATTTTATTATACTGAAGTTGATGATCTCGAAGACTTAAAACATGAGGTTATTACTTTTCTTTTAGAAAAGCTTCATTATTTTAAAGTAGGTAAAGGTAAAGCATTTTCATATTTTAGTATTGTGGGTAAGAATTACCTTATATTATATAATAATAAAAACTATGCTAAGAAAAAAGGTAAAGCAGATCTTATAGAAGTAGATACTGATGATAATATATTAAACGAATTTGATAGGGATGAAGTTCGTAATGAAAAGGTAGAATTTTTAGATTTGTATATAAAATATATGGATAAACGTATCTATAAAATGTTTAAAAAAGAATCTGAAATAAAAGTAGCAGATGCTGTTCTTACTATCTTTAAAAATAGAGAAAATTTAGAAATTTTTAATAAAAAAGCTATTTATATTTTTATAAGAGAAATAACTAAAGAAGAAACCCCTATTATAACTAAGGTTGTAAAGAAAATGAGAACAGTATTTAATAAATGTTATGCTGAATATCTTGAAACTGGATATATTTATAACCATGAGTAATCCACTTGATACAGTAATATTCGAAGGTAAAACATCATCCGATGTATTTAAAGAAATATACAGTAACAGTAAAAAAAAGGATAAACAAATAAATTCTTTAATAGCTGAGTTAAAACCTTTAATACAAAATATTGGGGATGCCCCCGTAGTAGTACCTCTTATTAAGGAATATCTTGAGATAGGCGTAAAGAATGACGAACATCTAATCAAAATGATGGCTGTTATTCAAAGAATTAACAATAATGCTGCTTCAAGTGGTGGAGATTCATTACTTACAGACGAAGAATTAAAACAACTTCAACAAATAGCTGAAGAAGTAGCACAAAATGAGCCTAAGAAGAAATCAGAATAAAGGAGCATCATCAGGGGGAATAGGAGGTACTAAAAATCAGTCTCTAAATAAAAGAGTAGCTGATATAATATTATCACCTGATCACCAAGCATATAATAGCCCTGACGATATAGGAGTAATATTCTTTACAGATGTAAAAAATGATGAAGAATTTATTGATTCTACGTCGTTACCTAGTGCTAAACCCATAAGTAGGAATAATTTTACTTATCCTAATATAGGGGAAATAGTACAAATTATTGAAGCAACGGGGAATGATTCATACTCTGATTTAGAAGGTAAATTAAATAATAAAGTTTTATATTATGGTCCCGCAGTAAATATCCATAATAATACGGCTTCAAATGCTCTTCCAATTGAAAAAAGTACTAAAAAAAGATCTTCTAAAAGAGAATCTAATGTAAGTGCTTTTGAATTTAAAAAAGAATTTAAATCTTCAAATAGAGAAATAGCACAAAAACAACTAAGTTCTTACTTAAGAGGATTAGGATATACCTCGGGCAGAAACGATGCTAGAGCCCCTAAATATAACCTTTTCCAAAGTGCTGAAGGTGATTATATTTTTAGATTAAATGATTCTGAAGATAATAATCAAGTAGCTATAAAATTAGGTACCTATTTTCAAGAAAATCCTGAATTACGACCTTTAAGACCAACTGAAGGTGATTCAATACAAGAGGGAAAAACAGGACAAAGAATTAGAATGACAACCACAGGTCCTAGTGGAGTAAATGTCATTAGTAATAATGTAACTGATACAGCTGATGATGGTAACCCTAGTATAGGTGATCCTGCTATGATATTAAGTTTAGGAACAGGTGAAAATGAAAACGTAACCAAAGATGCTGCTTCTATTTATTTACTTTCAAACCAAAGTATTAATATAGATGCTACTTCTACTAATATTGACTCATTAAGTTCAACATATGAACCCATTAAACCTCCTTTAGAAGAACTTAGTACACCACCCCCAGTAATAATTCCTCAGGCATTACCTGAAGCCGAATTAAATACCCAACCAATACAGTTTAATTTTAATACTCCTCAAGTAGAAACTGTTACATTACAAGAACCACCCCCTATTACTAGTTCGGGAGATCCAGTTTTTGATGCATTAGATGAATCTGTTGAAGAAGGATTATTAGAATATGAAGAAGAATCAATTGAAATTTCAGGTACAGAATTTGCAACACCTTCAGTCGAAAATCAACCATATGTTACAATTGGGGGAGAAGATTTAAATCCCGAAGACATTCCTGCTGAAACAGATTATAAAATTATAAATGAAGAAGCTATAAAACTATGGGAAAGGGGAGGTGAACCTATTTTTAAAAATAAAAGAGGAAGTTTATTAAAACTCCCTCAACCAGATCTAGAATTAAGAATGAATGATCGTAATTTAGTAGATAGAAATATTAAATATTTATGTATTCATACGGCGGCTTCAAGCGAAAAATCAAATCCTGCGTGGTTAATGTGGTATTTTCTCACTAAACGAGATGGAAACGGATGGAATACAGGTGGATATCACTGGATAATTAATAGAGATGGTAAAGCTACTCGTTGTTATCCTGATAATGTTAGTACAAATGGGGCTCTTGGTATAAATCAAGAAAGTATCCACCTTAATTGGGTAGGAGGTCGAGATAATTTTGATGCTACTGATTTACAAATGTTTACTTTAGGTAAATTAATAAAAAAATATGTAGAAACTTACCCTAATATTCAAATATTAGGTCACAATCAAATAGCAAATAAACCATGCCCCTGGTTTAGCGTACCACAGTTTTGTGAAAAGTTATTACGTAAAAGATGGATAACTACATTTAATATATGGGGGTTTGGAGAATTTGGTCGTGATCGAGATAAATATATAGGTGATACATTTTATGGTGAATGGAATAGTGAATCATTTAAGGACACAGCTAATAAAATAAAAATATAATGGCTACTACATTTACACAAGAAGACCAATTTGTAGGTAAACAAATATTAATTGATAGTGATCGATTAGTATTCAACGGCCGTGATGATAGTGTATTTTCATCAAAAAATCTTTTTTTATTTAAAACTGATGGCGAATTCCATGTAAATGGTAAAAGTGATATGTTTTTAAATAGTCCTACTGTTTATATAGGCCCTATTGAAAATGGTCAAGATGTTAATATACCAGCTGTTAGAAGTAGGGAATTAAAATTACTATTAGGTGATTTAATAGGTGCTTTAGAAATGTTTTTTTCAATTCAATATCCTAATACATCGGGATTATCAGGCCCCAACCCAGCAGTTAATTTAGGTTTATCACAAACTATTTTAAAGGATTTAGCTAAGGTTAAATCTCGACTTGATGATATGGATAGTAAAAATGTATTTATAAAATGATAAATAATATTACAAATAATATATTAAATAGGGCATCTAGTGAATTATCGGATTCAAAAGATAAAATTTTAGCTCTTTCCAAAAAGAAAGCTCAAGAAACTTTTGATAATAATATACCTTCCCCGGAATCATTTAAAAATGAATTAAACGGTATATCTTCAAATTCCCCTACTACTTTACGTAAAGCCGAACAAGTTTACCAAAAAACTACCAGAACTATAGAAAAAGCTATACAAAAACTAGAAGGATCTAAAAGAGAACTGCAAGTTATTAAAGATAAACTTGTAGGAATAGGAGAAAATTTTACATTTTTAAATAACCTTATTGGTCCAGGAACAGTTATAGGTAGTCTTATTGAGGTACTTAAAGGACTCCCTGTATTAATAGATGGTCTTTTAGCTACTCAAGTAACACCTGTTGTAAGTGGTACTGTAATAGATAAAGCAGGTGACTTTAAAAAACTAGCTAAAGATAATGTTCAAAAATTTAGTGATATTTCTAGTACTTTACCTACTTTTGAAAATTTCTTTACTAAAGAAACAAACTTATTAATACCCCCTATAGATACAGGTATTTCTAACACACAATCAATAATAAATCAACTAAATATATTATTAGAACAAATACGTACTATATGGACTAATTTTATTTTAGGTTTAGATTTACCCGAATTACAAGATACAACTACGGGGGATGAAAATTCTAACGTTATACTAGGAGGTACTACTTTAAAAGAATATTTATCTAACCCCGATAATCTATCTACAGTAATTACTGATTTAATAATCCCATCAACTAGAAAAGTAAGAGTTGAAATAAGAGAAAACGGACCTGGTACTGAATTATACCAATCTAATATAATAGAAACTACAATAAATTAAAATAATTTATATTTATTAAAAACTAATAACGATGAAAATAAATGCATTCGAAAAAATAATTAGAAAAGTTGTGCGAGAAGAAATAGATCATGCATTAAGACGTGAGATAGCATTACTAAAAGAAGAGTTAGTTACCCAACCAACTCAACAGCGTGTAGTAGAAACCACAAATAATACCCAAGAAGTTGAAGATTTTAGAGCTAAATTAAAATCCCAAATGCCACCTCCTAATTTTAATGGATCCGGTAATAATAATGCTCTTAATTCACTTTTAAATGAAACTGCAATGTCTCCAACACCAGAACAAATGTTTAATACAAATGACCCCGTAAGTCAATTTGTAAATAAAGATTGGAGTCCAGTAATGAAAGCAATTGAAAAGAAAAAAGAATTTAGACCCTAATGGCTATTAAATTACGTAAACCTATTAAAATAGATCCTGTCGACATTGATGACAAAGTCGCAGTGGGGATACGTTTACCTTTTAATAAAAAAAAGATATTTGATTTAGATTTTACTACCAAAAGTCATGCTAAATCAAAACTAATAAATGTATTACTTACCTCACCTGGAGAAAGATTACACCATCCTAATTTTGGTGTTGGTTTAAAAAATCGTTTATTTCAACAAAACACTCCAATAGCAGGTGATGAACTAAGATCTATAGTTACACCACAAGTAGAAAGATATATCCCGGAAATTACAATAAAAGACATAGCCCTTAAAGACGGAGGAATACAGGGACATACATTATTTGTAACAGTTAATTACAGTTTAAATAATAATGATGAAGAAGATTCAATTGCATTAAGTTTTACTAACGATAATTTTAATAACGAAGTATAATGGCATACTCAACAGCAAAAAACAATACTAAACCAGTAAGGTATCTGGATAAAGATTTTAGCGATTTTAAATCTGCTTTAATTAATATGGCCGAAACATATTATCCCGATTTATTAAATGATTTTACTGAGGGCAGTCCAGGTACTATGTTTATTGAAATGGCCTCTTATATAGGAGATGTTCTTTCATTTTATACTGATGCTCAAATCCAAGAAGTATTTTTACAATATGCTCAAGAAAGAGAAAATTTATATGCATTAGCATATAATTTAGGATATGTACCAGCTATTACTAGCCCCGCAGTAGTTAATTTAGAAATATTTCAACAAATCCCCGCTAACGGTAGTGGCGATCCGGATTGGGACTATGCTTATAGAATAGAAGAAAATTCAGATTTTCTTCCTAATAATAGTACTAATAATCGTTACATAATACAAAAATCCGTAGATTTTGCTTTTTCATCATCTGCCGACCCTACTGAACAAACTGTTTATTCTCTTGATGGTGGTCAACCTGAGTATTTTCTTTTAAAGAAAAAAGCTAAAGCTATAAGTGCTGAAATCAAAACAGCAACTTTTAATATAGGAAGTGCTGAAAGATTTAAAACAATATCTTTAGATGACAGTAATATAATAGGTATTCAATCTATTACAGATACTGAAGGGAACACATGGACTGAAGTACCATATCTAGCACAAGAAACTATTTTTGAAGAAGTATCTAACAATGAAGCTTTTGATCCCGATTTACCCCAATATAATAGCCAAGTACCTTATTTACTAAGAACTAAAAAAGTATCTAAAAGATTTATTACTAGATTTAGATCAAATAAAAAATTAGAAATCCACTTTGGTGCAGGATCTACAGGGGGTGATGATACCTCAATTATTCCTAACCCAGATAATATAGGTTTAGGAATAAAAGATGGTAAGTCTTTATTAGATAGAGCGTATGATCCTTCAAATTTCTTATTTACTAAGGCATATGGTGAATCCCCCTCTAATACCACATTAACCGTTAGTTATATGGTAGGAGGTGGCAGAAATGCTAATACTAATGCTAATACTATTAATAGAGTAGGTAACGTATCTATCACGCAACGAAAAGGAAATCTCAGTTCAGGAGTATTAAATACAGCAATAAATTCCTTAGCATGTACTAACCCAGAACCTGCTTTAGGAGGGGGGCCTGGTGATTCAGCACAAGATATCCGTCTTAATACTATGGCTCAATTTGCTGCCCAAAAACGTACTGTAACAAAAGAAGATTATATATTTAGAACTTTATCGTTACCTGTACAATTTGGTAATATAGCTAAAGCTTATATAACACAAGATAATCAAATCTCCTTAGAAACTAATAAACGTATTGCTAATCCTAATGCTTTAAATTTATATGTTTTAGGGTATAATTTAAATAAAAATTTAGAAATATTACCTTTAGCAGCTAAAGAAAATTTAGCTACATATTTAGAACAATATAGAATGCTAACAGATTCTATTAATATTAAAAATGCTTCAATATTAAATTTTAATGTAGAATTTGACATTAGTGTAAAAAAAGGATTTAATAACGAAAGAGTTTTAATTACATGTATTAATAACTTAAAAACATTTTTTAATATTAATAATTGGCAAGTCAACCAACCTATTATATCGGGAGATGTATCAAATATTCTATATAATGTAGATGGTGTACAAAATGTAGGTAAAATTACTTTTAATAATAAATTTGGTACTAATAGTGGTTATTCTCAATTTAAATACAATTTTGAAGCAGCTACTAGAAATAACATAATATACCCACCAGTAGATCCTTCAATATTTGAATTAAAATATCCAAATAATGACATAATTGGTAGAATAACTAGATAACAATGGCACATTACTTTATTTTTCCCGAAAAGGATACCACAATATATTCCCATCCAACTCATCAATCTACTAACACGGGTATTGATGAAATATTAACTTTAAGAGATGAACAATCTTTTACAGATAATAATTATTATCCTAGTAGAATATTAATTCAATTTAAAAATACCGAAGTAGACAGTGCTATAAATAACATAGTCCAAGATAAAACCATTATTACTGCTAGTATAAAATTATTACAAACTGAACACAGAGAACTAAGTATAGATCAACATTTAGAAATTTTTCCTTTAGCAGAAAGTTGGGTAAATGGTACGGGTAGATTGGGTAATGAACCTAAAATTACTGATGGGGCTTCATGGAAATATCGTGATGGAAGTGAAGACTCACTCAAATATAATTCCATAGGAACCTTTTGGAATACCGGTAGTCTCCCTACAGGAGTAACAGGAAGTTTTACTAGTAATGCTCAGGGGGGAGGGATTTGGTATACAGGATCAGGATTTGAAATAAATAGAAGTTATGGTTATAATGATGAATTAGATATATCATTAGATATTACATCCCCAGTCTTAAAACATTATAGTGCTAGTAATAATGATGCTACTTACCCTAATGGAATTATCAATAATGGATTTATAATAAAACGTTCGGGATCACAAGAATTTACAGCTATAAATGATGGGGAATTAAATTTCTTTTCAATGGATACCCATACTATATATCCCCCTTATTTAGATATATCATGGGATGATTCCTCTTATGACACTGATTCAGCTATTCCTGATAAAATATTAAAAACAGGTGAAATATATGTTACTTTAAGAAATAATAAAGGAGAATTTAAAACCATAGAAGACCCTAAATTTAGGCTTAATGTTAGAGAATTATACCCTACACGTAAATTTGTTACTTCATCAAATTATTTAGATGTAAAGTATTTTACTAGTAAATCTTTTTATTCTTTAGTTGACTATGCCACAGAAGAAACAGTTATACCTTTTAGTGGTACCACTAAATTAAGTGCTGATTCTGAAGGCATGTTTTTTAAATTATATATGAATGGGTTACAAGAAGAAAGATATTATAAACTTTTATTTAAACATGAAAATAATGATGGTGTAAGAGTATATGATGAAGATTATTACTTTAAAATAACTAAATCATAATGGCTAGATCTTACGGAAAAACCCGCATAAGTAGAGGAAGGCCCCAAGTAAGTCCTGTACCTGAGACTCCCATTATTATTCAGGATGAAGAAAACCCAATCCCAGATAAATATGAAGGTGATATTAATTTTAATAAAGTAGTATATTCGCTAAAAGAATTTAGAGATAAAATAGATTTAGGGTTTAGTGAATTAACTTCAAATACCCCAAATGTTAATACCCAACAATTTTTTGACTTATATAATGAATTATTTTTTGATATACCTAAAGAGGGAGAAAATTCACATAATACAATAGTACAAACTAGTTTAGATTATTTGGATAATTATATAAGTCCCTTACAATCTATAATAGATTCTAAAGATGTAGAAATAGAATCCTTAAACCAACAATTATTAACAATTCAGGGAGAATTATCAACTTTACAAATAGCTGCCCAAGAAGAAGAAACACAAGAAGCACAAGAAGAAGCAGATACTCAAATAGCATTAGCAGAATACCAAGCACTTTATGGTACTGATTTTACTAATAACCCACAAATGAAATATGGTAAATTAAGGGCTACTCTTGAAATTATGGATAATGAAGGAGTACTCCGTAAATCTCTAAATAAAAACTTTAATGATTTACGTCAAGCTAAAGAAAAAGAGGACGGTAATATTAGTACTAAGAGTTATAATCAGTGGAATGCTGCTATAGATAAACGTGCTGAAGGTAAAGTAAAAGATGATTTAAGAGACATGATTAACAGAGTAAGATTAAATATTGCGTCCGGGGTGGGTGCTATACCGGGAGAAGGACCACAATTATAAAAGTAGAATATGGCTATTATAGAAACACAAACTATAGAAAGTATAAATGATCAGGATATAAATCAACTTTCAAGTAAAACTTTAATTAGAAGTTTTGGACAAAGTAATGATTCTATAGAATTAACTATTTTTGACCAAAATGGTAAAATTTTACTTGTAGATGAATTCTTTAATGATTATACACCATATTATGATACACCAGGAACAACCTCAGATAATAATAAAATTACATCTATTGATATAGATTTTGAACAAGTTTTACAAGATTACGGTTATAATTCAGGTAAATATGTAATGAATTTTTCTTTTCAACGAAGAATTTTAACTAAAGGTCTTAATAAATTATTTTATATCTCAGAAATTTCACCTTCTAGAAGAGAAATCAGAATTAAATCTGATACTTTAAATCAAGAAAGTTTTTCTAACGCTATAAATGACTTATCTAGAATATTAAACCAATCAAATTTTATAAAAGATATAAATCTTACATTTGGGAGGGGAACAGTATTATTAGCTTTAAATGCTTTATTAGATAAAGATAATACAGGTTTAATTAAATTATATAACCCCCTTCCTAATAATCTAGGGATTAATAGTCGTTTTAGGATATTTGAAGAGGTAATTAATCCTTTCGAAGTCACTACTCAAATGGCTAATGCCCAAACAGGAACTAATTTTGGTATCGATATTGGACCTCCTAATTTTACTTTATCTAATGAAGATATATTTACTGTTCCTAGTGGGTATAAAACATTTGATCAAATATTAAATAATGGGGCTACTAGTTCAAGTTTTAATAATATTCAAGGATTATTAAGTGGCAGTAGTGTACAAATAGATTTAGAATTTGATAATGTAGATACCCCTTCAGGTTACCATTTTGAAAATTTTATTCACTTTAGTTCTGCTACTGAAAGGTTACGCAACTTTAAATATAAATTAGAACTATTAGAACAATATTCTGGTTCTATCGCTAAATTAGATAATATTACAGGTGATATAACTAGTTCAAATTTTGTTACTGAAAATAAAACCATATTAGGAAATAAACAAAATAAATTAATACAAGGTTTTGACCATTATGAAAGATATCTTTATTATGAATCAGGGGCGTTTGCTTGGCCTAAAACTAATGATTCAAAACCATTTGTTAATTCTAAAGTTAATTCAGCAACAGCCGTTTCTTGGTTTGGTGCTCCTATAGACAGTTATGAAGATGAATATTATGGTGGGCAAATGCTTAGTGCTTCTAAATTTGATGATTGTAATCAATACAATTTAGTTAGCACAATCCCCCCTCACATTCAAGATAATACTCAAAACGATAAGTATACTTTATTTGTTGAAATGATAGCCCAACATTTTGATGGTATTTGGGCATATATAGATAGCATCACAGATATTAATGAAGCATATAGTGGATTAAAAGATGGTATATCTAAAGATTTAGTATTAAACCAACTTACTTCAAGAGGAATTAGTGCATATGATCAATTTTCAAATTCATCATTATATGAATATTTAATTGGTGATGATGGTACAGGTACCTTCCAATTTGGAACTAATGATACCGCTACTATGATATCTGCTTCAAATGGGGGATCAATTCCAAAGGGTGACATTGCTAAAGAAATTTGGAAACGATTATATCATAATTCGTCATATCTTTTAAAAACTAAAGGTACTGAACGTGGATTAAAAGCATTAATTGCTTGTTATGGTATTCCTGAAACAGTTCTTCATGTTAAAGAGTATGGTGGTCCCCTAGTAGACAAAACAGGATTTAGAACATTTAGTTATCAAAAAGAAAGCCAAATGGTATCTAATGAAGAATCCCCCTCAAATAATTTTGATTTTGCTGTACTTAGGGCTACTCGATTTTTTGATGATAATGCTTGGGGTTCAAACGCAGCGACACCTAAAAGTGTCCAAGTAAGATATTTACCTGATAATAATTTCAAAACAGGAACCCAAACAATCTTAACTACAGGAATTGGTGATAATAGTAAAGTAGCTATCCAAATATCACAAAGCCTAAATAATAATTTACAAGAAAGCGGATCATTTGCACATTTACTTATAGTAACTGGTAGTTCAGGAGAGACTTTAGCTGATTCAAAAGTAGTATCTAGTTCATTAGTTCCTTTTTATAATGGTAAACCATGGAATATAAGCGTTACCTATGACCATCAAAATACTAAGAACATAACAGCTTACGCTACCCAAACTACTTTTAATAAAAATACTTATGTAGCTTCATGTAGTTCAGACGCTGAAAATTATTTTAACTCAGTTATAGGAGAGACGACTGAAACTTTATTTGTTTTACCTCTTCGCCAAGATTCAACTTTTATAGGAGAAAGTGACCCGGACGCAAGAATAGAATACACAGGTTCTATACAAGAACTTAGAATATGGAGAGAAGTACTTACTGAATCTACTATAGTATCTCAATCTTTATCACCTTTTAATTATAATGGTAATTCAGTAAGTTCTAGTTATGAACAATTATTGTATAGAGTTCCATTAGGGTCTATATCAGATCTTACAGGACCAAGTTTTGATATCAATGCTGGGCAAAATAAATTAAACCATGCCCCCGATTCATCAAAAAATGGTTTTGCGGGAATTTCTAATATATATTACTTTCCAGGTAAAACAGTTAATATTGAAGAAACCCACCATTTACCTACGCCTGATACTGTAGGTTCAGGAATGGTTTCAGATAAGGTTAGAATTGATAATGGTACATTTGACGATAATTTCTTAGATCCATTTATCTCAGTTGAAACATCACCACAAGATAGACAACCATTAGATTATTCAGATGTAGGTGTATTTTTCTCTCCAACCTTTGAAGTTAATGAAGATATAATTTATACACTAGGGGGATTTAGGCTAGACGATTATATTGGTGATCCAACACATTATACATCTGGTAGTTATCCCGATTTAAAAACTATTAGAGATATTTACACTCAAAAATTAGATAAAAAATTAGGGATAGGAGATTATGTAAGGACAATACAATTCTTTGATCATACTTTATTTAAAATGATTAAGGAATTTGCCCCTGCAAAAGTTAATTTAAAAACTGGTTTAGTTATTGAGCCACATTATTTGGAGAGGGCAAAAGTCGTTGGTACAAATATTGACTACGAACAAAAAACTGAACACTTAGCCAAATATTCACCATCAGGTTCAATAAGTTCTACAAATGAAACATTAAATGATGTAGTTATTGACGTTGTAGATTATATTGATGACGGTAGTTATAGTACTGCTGTAGAAAATGTAGCACAAGTAAGTAAAAAAAGTAATTTTTATAGAATAAACTAATGGCTAGACAAATAAATTTACAAGATTTATATAACAGGGGCTCCCTTATAGTTTCCTTAGTAAACCCAGGAACTGCTTATCAATCTATCGAAGATGGAGGCGATGGTATTGCTTCATTGTTTGACGGTGATCAATCTACAAACTTAAAGTTAAATAATACTGTCGCAAGCGCTGGTGGGGCTCCCTTTGAATTTGTTAACTTAAGTTTTAAAATTCCTATCCAAGCTAAAAGAATTAAAATCAGATTTGGTACTAGCGTAACGGAAGATGCAACCTTATATATTAATCATGGTTTATCTGGTGTACATTCACCACAACAGTCTGTAGCAGTAACTTTACTAGGAGATGGTTCTTATGAGACTACTGATAGCTTTTTTAATTTAACTTCGTTTGGGGAAATATTTAGTATCGGACTTGAATTAGGAAATAGTAATAGTAATCTTGACCATTTTATTAATGAAATACAACTTTATATTGAAGAAGAAATAGAAAACAAAACTTTTGAGTTTAACGACTCAGTTTTATCAACTAAAGCTTGGAATTCTTCTCGCTATGATGGTAAACAATTACAAGCATCTCAAATAAACTTAGCTACGAGGGATGATGTAGGTAATGATAGTAGAACCCCAATTGTTCAAAAATATACAAGAAATATTTATATTGGTAATAGATTAATTGGAAGTGAAAATGGGGGAGATGATCAAGATATTCTAGCAATACCAGGATATTCATACGTTTCTACTAATAGATATCTTACTATAAATGATGATCTTTCTATTACAGATACTAGATTAGATAATTTTAAAGAAGGAAGTTGGACTACACTTAAAGGTTTTTATAAAAGTTTTAATGATGATTTTAAACATAAAACTTTATGCCAAATAATTCCTTTTGATGATAGCATTGAAGCTTCATTAAAACAAGAATACAAAATCCATTTTAATATAGGATTACTTAAAAAAATAGTAAAATTTGGCCCATCACCTGGATTAACCCTAGGACAAGATACTGTTTTAGAACAAACTAGTTCATATTTAATTAGTACAAGTAAACCAGCAGGCAATGATACAGATATTATATTTGGTTATTGGCCTAGTGAAGGCGATAACATTCCCGGTGGACCACAAGTAGGAAACCCTGAAACTCGTTATAACTCAGGGATGGTCCCTACTGTGTTTAGTCGAGAAGAATTATTAGATTTTTATACAGGATCCTTTTATGGTAGTGCATATACTTATGGGCGAGTAGAAGAAGATGCATTAGGATATATAGGAGGAACCTCAGATTTTATTAGTAATTCTTCCTTAGCTAATTTTTTTGGTGATTTATCAAAATATTCAGCTATTAGTAACGATAACCCGGACCCCACAACATTAAGGGATAAAGAAAATAGAAGATTTTTCGTTTCTTTTACAGAAAGTGGTTCAGATACTCCTATTATAGTAGGTAGACAAGGTACTCTTAGTAGTTCCTTAGAAGGTACTTTTACAGAAAATGATAATCTTACAGATTTTTCAACAGTACAAGTAGTTGGAGTTGATACTAATATCCAAGGAACTCAAGGACTTCAACCTGCAGATCAATTTTCAACAGACCCCAGTAATCCAGATTATACACAAGATGGTTATGGATTACCTAAACTAAGGGTTAAAAATGAACTTCACCAACATTATAATAGTAATGCTTACCCTACAGCATCTGATTTTAGTGGGGGTTTATCAAACCATAGTAGTTTAGGTTTTCCTCAATCTCCAGAATTATTCCAAACTGGTAGTATTATTATATCTAGATGTGATATAACACAACCTAGTATACTAATTGACTTAAAAAAGAGTGAAGAATTACCTAATGGTATAGGTAGCAAACCTTTTATAATAATACCACATAATTTGCATCCTTTTATTAAAGATAATTTAATCAATCTTTTAGTTCAGGCAGGGCTAGATACAGGTGATAGAAAAGTAGTGCCATCTTTAAATGAAAACAACAGAACCCTTAAATAATATATATTTATAAACAAAACGAAAATTAAATGGGATATTTAGATAATTCAAGCGTTATTGTAGACGCAATTTTAACCAAAAAAGGTCGTGAACTTTTGTCAAGACAAGACGGATCTTTTAACATTACTCAGTTTGCTTTAGCAGATGATGAGATTGATTATACATTGTATAATGAAAATCACCCAGATGGATCAGCTTATTATGGTGAAGCGATTGAAAATTTGCCATTAATTGAAGCTATTCCTAATGAAAACAATACTATGATTTCTAAATTAGTTACTTTACCTAGAGGTACTACTAAAATCCCAGTATTAAGTTTACAATCTAATAATATTAGTGTAGGTAGATCTGCTAATTTTACAATTACACCTAATACCCTTAATTTTGATGTCACAACAGAATCTGCTTATTCATTTACTATAGCAGATAGAAGATTAATCCAAGGGGGAACCGCTACAGGAGGAACAGGTACTGGTACTACATCTAATATCCCATTCACAGGTACAGCACTTTCACAAACATTTATAGGAACTACATTTACTGGTACTACATTAGCGGGCTCTACATTATTTGGTAGTAATGCTGCTCTTGCTACTTCTGTTATAGTAATAGGCTTAGATACAGGAGCTCGATCTACAATAACATTAACAGTAAGAAAGAACTCAAGTGCTGGAACAACCTCAGCAGCCCAAGCTAGGTCCTCATTTTAACAAATAATATAATATGGCAACTTATACACCTTTTACAACCGGAGATACAGTAGATTCTATAGATAGAGTATTTACTAGTGCATGGTCTGGTATTTCTCCCAATAATGACCTTGGGGCAAGTCATTTTTCTTCTAGTACACAATATGTAACCACTGCTGCTACTTCTAGTGGTGCATTTTTTATGGACATATATAGCACAGACCCTGATGCTAACACAGATGCCGAAGTACAGTATTCAATCGCTTACGGTAATAAAATGGGAAGTGGTTCTTTAGTATTTTCTTCAGGTACAGGAGGCGAAGGCTTTAGTGCTGCTAAATCCATATATGGACAATATAGAAATCTAGTATTTGGGGGAGATGAAACTCAAAACTTTAGTTTTAATGGTCACACCCCAGATGGTATTTATATAATTAATATTAATAGAGCCAGATATAAAAACGCTATTAGAACAGGTAATTTATTTTTAAAAATAGGTGACCTTGAACTTACAGATGATTCAATAACAACTTCTGGATCTGCAAATGCAATTAGAGCAGGTGTTGGTAGAGAATTTAACCTAGTATCTGGTTCAAACGGAGTTAGATTTGGATCTAATAATACTTATGTTACCGATAGTGGTTCATATGGGTATGTTTATCCGGATGCTGGATTTATGATATTAAATCAAGATGCTTTAGATGCTTTAGTAGCTGATAATGGAACGGCATTAGCAACTACCGTTACTGCAACTGATGGTAGAAACCCCGTAAAATTACAAGATAAACTTGTTACTGGAGCGAGTTTTATATTAGATGCTCAAGAAGATATAGCTAGTAAATATTATTTTGTAAGGGCAAAAAACCAAGAATTTAATTACACTACTAATGATTCATTTACTGAAGATGACGGTACGTTAAAATTTGATTCTATGATTGACAATCCAGAAACATATATTACTACTATAGGGTTATATAATGATAACCAAGACTTATTAGCAGTTGCTAAATTAAGCCAACCATTACCAAAAGATTTTACTAAAGAATCCCTTATTAAGGTTAAACTTGATTATTAATGCCTGGCATATTTAAAAAACTCAGTGCTAACGACATAAAAATAACATCTTTTGAAGCCCATAAACAGTATAATAGTACTGATTTAGCTTCAATTGGTGCACAAACTGCATCCTTAGCGTGGAGTGGATTAAATAAAAGCACATTTACTGCTGGTAGTAAAAAATATTACCAAATAGATAAACTTTATTACCGAAACTATATTCAAGAAAGGGCTAATAAACTTGAATTAGATGATGCTACTTATACTACCCAAGAACGTAGATTATATCAAAGTGCTAGCTTATTAAGCTTAAGCCAAAAAACCTTTGGGTTTGAAGTTCAACCAGAATCTTTTGAACTATCTGGATCTAAAGTAATTCCGTTTTTAAGGCCCCTTCAATTTGATCTTAAGGATGATGGATTTGGAAATCTCTATGATGCAAATATTAATAAAGACAATTTTCCAAATGAAGATAATAGATTAATTTATCTGGGCCCAACACAAGCGTTTAAAAGAGCTGATTTAACAATAGATTACGAAACAGGTAATGAATATGTAAATAATCCATTCCCTAATGGTTATACTAGAACAGTATATGATGATTCATATTTTTTAAATGAAGTTGAATTTAACAATGTTAATTTTGTACCTAGTATTAACTCAGGATTTTATAGTATACAAACTTTAGCGAATTCGAATGTTGTTACTTCAAGCATAATAATTCCTCATCAACCTCAGTTTAACTTTGAAACAGATGATAATTTTACTATCACTTTTTATTATGATATAACCGATGCAGATAGGCATCAATGTGGTATTTCTAAAGAACATTTTATTTTAACTAAAGAAGGAACTAAATCCGTACCTATATTACCTTCAGAAGGAACTCAACATACCCCTTTATCCCGATCAGGATCTGCTAAAATAGGAACAGCTCCTGTAGGAAATCAATTTCCTTATAGAATATATTACAAAGGAAATACACCTTCTGTTAATATATCAGCAATCTTTTTTGAAAGATCTGATGGTGAAACAACACAATTTGTAAGTGCTTCTATATTTGGTAGAACTACAACAGGTAACAAATTTGTTTCTTGTAAAAATGATAATGGAGTATTAAAAATAAAAGTAGATAATAATGATGAAGTCACTTCAATTCAACAAAATTCACCTACTTTAAATAAAACTACATCTAATAAAGCAAATATAACTTTATATAATAAACCCCAACCTAATGGTTCATATACTAATTATATAGGAAGTGGAAGTGGTACTATTAGTCAATTAATGATGTGGAACCAAGCTTTATCAGCAACCGAAATAACTAATGTATCTGAATCAATTGTAGGAACACCTAATATTGGTAATTTATTTTATGATAATGGGTTTGCTGTAATTACCCACCCAACATATATGGATGTATTTAATAGTAGTGATTTAAATCGATTAAAATATAAAAATACTCACCTAATTACTGAAAATGAATATCAGTGTACTATGACTGAAGATGAATTTGAATTTACAACCAACCCTACAGTTCGTAAAATACCATCAACAGAAAGTGAAGATATAGCTAATTTTGCAACAGGTTCTAATTTTAAACCCTATATCACCACAGTAGGATTACATGATGATGATGGTAACCTTTTAGCAGTAGGAAAATTAGGACAACCTATTAAAGCAAGTAGTGAAACAGATACTACATTCGTTATAAGATTCGATACATGATAATACCAAATAGTTACGAAGAATTCCCAAAAGGTACATATGGGTACGTTTATCAAACAACCCATATTCCTACTGGTAAAAAATATGTTGGCAAAAAATCGTTAATATATAATTTAAAGAAAAAGTTAGGTAAAAAGGAACTAGCACTCCATGAGGGTAAAGGTCGACCACCTAAATTTAAAATGATTCAAAAAGAAAGCGATTGGAAAACCTATTATGGTTCACACCAATTCATTAAAGAAGAAGTTAAAAAAGGTAATCAAGAGGATTTTAAACGTGAAATAATCCAACCTGCTTTCTCAAAAAAGGAACTAACTTATTTAGAAAATAAATATCTATTTAGTTTAGAGGTTTTAGAGAGTGAAGAATATTTAAATGATAACATTGAAGGACGATATTTTAAGAAGGATTTTGATATTTGAACTTCCCTTCGTACCTTGGGAGTATGAAGGAAGATCAATTGGTATATTTGCTCGAAAGTCTCCTAGGAAGAAGCAAAATGGCCCGAGGAGGAGACGAAGCAGTTTTTACATGTCCCAACTGTAATCACCACAAGAAAAAATTAACCCTAAACAAGTTAACCCAAAAATACCAATGTTGGGTTTGTGGTTTTAAAGGAGCCAGGGCATTACAACTCCTTAAATTCATTAAAGCACCCTATACAGCGTT